TGGCTGCCCCGCATGGATTCGAACCATGAATAATGCCTCCAAAGGGCACTGTGTTACCGTTACACCACAGGGCAGTGATTTACTCTGTAAATCGTGACCTGTTTCACACGAGTTTCACAATTCGTGCTATTGAGGCCGTCGATTTCAGGGGGCAGTGTGAAGGATTCACACTTCTCTTGCAAGCTGAAGGAGGTGCCCTGTGATCGCCCTTCTCTTCGGGGCGTTGTGCCTCACGCTTTTCTGGGGTCGGGAGGAATTGGCGGAGCTGTTGGCTCGCTGGATGGGAGGTGCCAAATGAGCACTGATCCCTGCATGGATGCTGCCCTAGCCTATATCCGCAAGGAGAGGGCCGTCCTTGATGATGAAACACTCATCGGTTGCCTGCGACGGATGCAGTCCCGGTTGTGGGATGGCAAAGCAAAGAAGGCATTACTTGCGCTGGGGTTTGCCAATCCGGTGAGTTTCCTGCAGCGCAATCCAGAGGATGTCTTCTTCCTAATCGGTGACCGGCTGAAAAAAGTAGATAGCAGGGTCGAGAAGACCGTGCTGGCCATGGAGATTTTCGGGAAGGGTGGGCATCATGCCCTCTATACGCTCTCTACTCCTGCTTTCACTCCTTCGACCCTTGGAAGGATCTGGTCATGGTACAAGCGGGTGACCGGCTATGAGAAGGCGATGCTCCAGCGTCGCACGGGCCTGAGGATCCGTTCTACCTATCCTCCGGGAGGTGCCCGATGAAAATGGGTCCTTTCTATACTGCCCTGCTGGTGGCCACGGCCTCGGCCTTGCTCTGGAATCTCTACAAGTCGGGAGGTGGACGATGAGCCCCTGCGAGATCTGTGAGGTGGAGGCCGGCACGCTCCGCTGCAGCCATGTCGGTCCTCTCTGCTTCGAGTGCTGGGGCTCCGGCATCCATGAGGTGATGAAGCGGAAGTCTTCTGAGTTGAGGAAGCAACTAACTGCAGTACTCCATACGACCCGTAAGCTTATCTGTGGATCGAAGTCTGAGATTCCTCCTGTCTGCCATGTTTGCAAAGAGGAGTCACATCGCTGGCAGGATCGTGATGGAAGCAGGCGGTGGCACTGCATCATCTGCAATAAGGAGGTGGCGCCATGACCTGCGACTTCCACGAGAAGCTGGCCCGCATGATGCGGGAGACTGGCAAGAGTTACCATGAGTGCTGCCGTCTCCTCGGGCGGAGAGGGGGTGCCGCCTCGGCGAGTCGTCGCCGTTACCGTGCCTGGGAGGTGCGCAAGCTGGAGGTGCAAAAGATCCGATGAGCGAGATCACTGAGGAGGTCATTGATGGGGTGCTGCGCTCGGTCTGGTCGCGGGAGCAGGCCCACGGCCGGGAGCCGGTCTATATGCGCACCCCGCTCGATGAGCTGGTGAAAATGGAGACAGGCGATACCGACGATGAGCATGCCATCCGGTTGGAGGCTTTTCGGCGGCTGCTGGAGTTCTTTTTCTCCGACGGTCCCCATCCCGGCTATGTCGTGCGCCGGGTCTTTGCGGTGACCAAGGCCCTGCGCCCCGCGCTGATCCTGAACATGAGCCTTGAGGAGATCGGGCTGATGCTAGGGGAGACGCGCGCGGCCGGCTCGTGGCGCATCAAGCAACTGGTCAACCGACCCATCGCCGCGGCCTCGGGCCACGGAGCTCAACTCCCCTGGCAGAAGTCGGCCACGGCTTGTGAGAAGTACGCGGCCCGAGCGGCCGGCAATAGCAATCGCAGTCAGAAGAAAAAGAAAACACCCAAGAAGATAACCAAAAAACCAACCCAATAAAAACCAGATGAAACATCCTACTTTCACATTTGTCTCCATCGAGGAGATCGCCCCGAGTCCCACTAATCCACGTCGCCACTTCCCCGAGGAGTATATCAAGGAGCTGGCCTCCTCGATCGCCTCGCGCGGGATCATTCAGCCGCTGCTGGTCCGTTCCCGGGAGGATCTTCCGCCGCCGGTCGGGATGCGCTTTGAGCTGATCGCCGGTGAGTGCCGCCTGCGGGCCTCCCGTGAGGCCGGTCTCTCCGAGGTGCCGGTGATCGTCCGCGATGATCTCTCCGAGAATGATGTGGTCGAGCTGCAGCTGATTGAGAATCTGCAGCGGCGTGATCTCGACGTCCTCGAGGAGGCCGATAGCTACGCGGCCCTCCTGGAGCTCTCCGACGGTGACCGCAAGCGTCACTCGGTGGAGTCCCTGGCTGAGGCGATCAGCAAGAGCATCCACTACATCCATCAGCGGCTCTCCCTGAGGAAGCTGCCAGATGCCGCCCGTGAGGCGATGCGCTCGGGGGAGCTCTCCTTCTCGGTGGCTCGGCTCGTGGCATCGATCCCCTCAGCTCCCCTGCGGCAGAAGGCCCTCGATGAGGTGCTCCATCCCACCTATGAGGAGGAGCCTCTCACGGCCCGCAAGGCGGCCTCCCATATCCGGGAGCATTACATGATCGATCTGAAGAGCGCCCCCTTCGACAAGGAGGATCCCGATCTGGTGCCGCTTGAGTCCGATGAGATGGGGAACCGCCTCCACGGCGGTGCCTGCAGCGACTGCCCGTGGCTCTCGGGGAATGCCAAGGAGGCCGACGAGACCACGGAGGGCTCCAAGAATCTCTGCATGCACCCCGGCTGCCACTCGATGAAGGTGGATGCCAACTGGGAGAACATCCGCGCCGAGGCGCTCAAGGCCGGAAAGAAGGTGCTCTCGGATGGTGAGGCTGAGAAGGAGCTTAATCCCTGGGGTGGCCTTGTCTGGAGCTCCAACTATGTGCTCCTCAAGGATGATGTGCCTGCCAAGGATCTCGCCGATCACTCTGGGAAGCCTCCGACCTGGAAGAAGCTCCTCGGCTCGGTCGAGGTGAAGCCCGAGATCGTCGTGATCCGCGACAAGGGGAAGGCCCTCGAGGTAGTAGACAGGCGTCAGGCCGTGGCGGCGATCCGGCTGCAGGCCAAGAAGAGCGGGGAGGTCTCCCCGCTGCGCTCCCGGGGTGACGGGGATGAGACCCCTGCCCAGCGGGAGGCAGAGAAGAGTGATCGCGCCATGGAGAAGCTCGAGCAGGTCATCCGCCACGAGATGGCCCATGAGGCCTTCAATGAGATCGTGATGCAGTTTCACCAAGGGAGGGTCGATGACTCGGTCCTCTGGCCGCGTCTGCTCGATGCGGCGCTGGCCCAGCAGGGTATCACTAGCCTGTCGCTTGTCTCCAAGTGGCTAGGCCTGCCGGATGATTCGGAGGAGACGCTGCGCTCAGAGCTGATGAAGTACCCCGTCGGTGATGCGGTCTCCCTCGCTCCCTATGTGCTGATCCTGCTCATGGCTCATGATGTCCAGCGTGAATGCAACTACGGTGAGACCCCTCTCGAGGGGCTGCTGCTCAAGGTGCTAGAGTCCCTCTCCATCGATCCCAAGGGAATCGAGGAGCGGGTGAAAGCCTCCCATGCCGATGAGCTCAAGGCGCTCGTCGAGGCGTCCAAGCCTTCCAAGGAAAAGAAGAAGGCCGGCAAGAAGGTCGCCGCAAGCGAGGAGGTGGAAGCGTGATCTCGCTCCACTACGACAACTGCTCCGCACTCATGGCCACCGAATACAAGACTGAGAATATGGTGCAGCTGGCCTTTGCTGTTCTCCTGAAGGCCGTGCGCGACTACGTGCGGCTGCGGGAGCTGGGTATCGTCGCTGGGACGGAGGTGCGGGAGTACCGCTTCTATCGGAAGTACAACTCGGCCACCGTCCCGAATCATCCCCTTAACTACGCAACGGCGGAGCAGGTGAAGTCGCTCATCCTTTTCCTCTCTGGTAAGGACCTCGACTATTACTGCTCGCTGCTGCGCTTCCCGGCCTGCCGTGTGCGCTCGGCGATCGGTCTGACGAAGGGTCTGGTGAAGCGTCCGCTCCTAACCATGAAGGAAATCACGGCTGTTGAGCAGGCTCAAATCGGCGACATGCAACACGAGCTCTGGCTCGCGGGAGGTGGAAAATGAGATTCGATCAACTCATCAAAGGGGCTCAATTAGCTGCCCGTATAGATGCAAGGAAGCGTCGTGAACGGATCGCCACTCACCTGCTGGCCGGAATTCTTTCAGGAGAAACCCTGAATGAGCCTCGTAACGCGATTTTGCAGCAACACATGGTCACCTATGCCGTGAGTCTTGCCGAAGAACTTGTGCGCCAAATCGATAGAACTGGAGGTGCCAAATGAGCGCCGATCAAGACCCGCTCTGGAAGCGTATCTGGAAGACGGAAGGGATCCGGTGGCTAGGCCCCCGCGGAGATGGATCGATCGATGCGATGGAGAGGTTCCAGCATGGGTTCGAGCACGGCCGTGCCTCGGTGCTGAAGGATTCGGAGTGGCAGCAGGTGGCCAAGGATCTGGCAGAGGCCGGGACTGCTGTGTGGGGGGCGATACGTCGAGGGGAGAAGCCTCCCAAGATGGTGGTAGGGCTATTCCTAGAAGCTGCCCGCGCCTATGACCGGCTCCTCGAGCTGCAGCATGAGGAGGGCCGCTAGTATGTTCCGCTGGCTTCATTGTCTGTTCCGGGGGCATTTCTGGGCATTTCACTCGAAGAACTTCCGCTCAACGATCATCGAGTGTGAGCGCTGTGGTCGCAAGGAGGTCGTGCTGTGAGTGCCAAGCTCTCGGTTTATGAACGGGCCCAGAAGTATGTCTCGAAGATGGATGCGGCCGTCTCGGGTGCCAATGGTCACGCGGCGACCTTCGCCGTGGCGAAGGCGCTCGTCGATGGCTTCGCTCTCTCGAAGGAGGATGCCCTTGCCATCCTGCGGGAGTACAATGAGCGCTGCTCTCCTCCCTGGAAGGAGCATGAGCTGCTGCACAAGGTCAACACGGTTACTTCCTCAACGGGCTATCTGCTGAAGGACTCCGACTCCTACACGCCGCATCATGCGCCGGGATCGCTCCCGGCCGCGCGGCCGGCGGAGCCTGCTCCCTCCTTCGACGCCGCAAAGCTGGCCCGCTTTGCCGCTCCCTGGGTGGACAAGGTGAATGCCGCCTGGCTTGCCGATCGCTCGGATCTTGATCCGACATGCTGCTCGACCCATGAGTTCCTATCGGCCCTGTACTATCCTGAGCGCGGGGAGAAGGTGCTGATCTTCCTAAATGAGTACTCCCAAGTGGATGCGCTCTGGCCGGATGTCAAGGAGCTACCCTTGGAGGGGCCTCGCGGGGTCTGGTATCTGGCTCAGCCGGTAGACGGGGTGGCCCGTGTGAATCCCCGCGGCAAGGATCCCTCGAAGCTCTCCCGTCGGATCGCCGAGTGCGTGGTGGCGTGGCGCTATCTGGTGCTCGAATCCGATCAGGCTGATGCCCGGGACTGGATGGGTGCCGTCGTCCAGCTGCCGCTCAGGATCGCCGCCATCTACACGAGCGGCGGCCGCTCGATCCACGTGCTGATCCGCGTGGATGCGGTGAATGCCTCCGACTGGGATCGGAACAAGGCCGCGATCCTCAAGGGGCTCGTCACTCTCGGCGCCGATCGTGGCGCTCTCTCCGGGGTCCGCTTGACACGGCTCCCTAATTCACTGCGCCTGGGCAAGGACGTGGTGGAGCAATCGCATGACTCTGAAAAACCAATGAAAAAAACCTATCTACCATTCCCCCGTCCGCAGCTCCAGAAGCTGCTCTATGTCTGCCGCGAGCCCGCTCCGCGGCCGATCTGCGAGATGATCCCGCGCCGCGACATCGTCGCCACCCTCGAGGGGCTGGTGCGCTCCCGTGGCCTGGAGCTGATGGATCTCCCGGCTCATGAGATGCGGGCCATCCATCGCCGTCTCTCCCATGTGGCTTCCCAGTCACCTGTCTGCAAGTCTGCTGCCCGAGAGATCGGGGATCTGATGGTAGGAGGTGCGAAGTGAGCGACGAAACGAAATGCCCAAAGTGCGGTGCGCAAGTAAAAGACCCATTCTCCGGAAAAATTACGATTCATGACGTAGAACTCTGCACGGGATCACGTCCCCAAAGTCGACCGGTGATTCCCAACACATGCCCTCACTGCGGGTCTGAGCCGATTTATGTTTCCGGATATCCAACCCCCTCAGGAAAGGCAATCTTGAAGCAGCGAGCTTGCGGGTCGGTGATTAGCTTCCTTTATCCAGAAAATGAGCAGAGATCGGAGCTCTGCCGCGAGCGCGAGGCGCACAACAAGACCAAGGAGCAGCTTAAAGACGCGCGGGGATGGCTAGACGAACGCTACGCTGCTCTTACGGAAGCCGATGCTCATTCGGAACACTTAGAAGCCGAAAAACAGAAGCTCTGCAGGATTGCACGCCGGGCACTTGAAATTACAAAGACATGGAATGCTAACTATGCGGAAGTTGAAGAACTTGAGAAAAAGCTAGAAGCGATCGAAGGCTCAATTGGGGAGGCTTCCAGTGAGTAACCAAGCCGACCTAACCAATGCGGTCCTGCAGGCGGCTGGTGTGATCGACGCTCCCGAGGCTCCCGAGGTGCCAGCGGCCGGTCATGATCCGGTCCTCTCGCTGCCGCCGATCCGTCTGCCGGGCCGCAATGTCTACATCAGCGAGTTTGCCCGCCAGCTGGGGCAGGTCTGCTCGACAAATGGTGTCTATGTCCGCGGGGATCTGCCCGTGTATCTGGACCGGCGGCACAATCGCCTTGAGAGGCTGGATCCCGATACCTTCCTCACCTACGCGGAGAAGCTGGCGTACCTTCACCGGCTGGAGAAGTCGGGGGAGGAGTTCGTCAAGATCAAGGAGTCGATGAAGAAGGATCACGCAAAGAGTGTCCTGGCATCGCCTCACTTCAAGGATCAGCAGCGGGAGATCTGGCGGGTGAATATGGTCCCGTGCCCGGTTCTCCGTGCCAATGGTGTCCTCGATCTGCTGCAGCCGGACTCTTTTGACCATGAGACGGGGATTCTGACCATGGGGAGTGACATCAGGTACCGGGAGATGCCTGCGGAGGAGGCGGTGACCTTCCTGGCGAATCTGACGGCCGCGTTCCCGATGCCGGGCCGCGATGAGCGCGGGGTCTCGCAGGCGCTCTCGGTCTTCATCGCGGCGCTGCTGACTCCCTTCACCCTGGGGATGCTCGAGCGTGAGGATCTGATCCCGATGTTCTTGTTCTGTGCCAATCGTCAGGGCAGTGGCAAGTCTCTCCTGGTGAAGATAATCCTCTGGGCTCTGTACGGGAAAGCGTCGTCGATACTCTTCGGCAAGGATGAGGATGAGCTGCGCAAGCTCCTCGACACCGAGGCGCTGGCTAATGAGGCCTATCTCTTCTTCGACAATACGAAGCGGCGGTTGGCATCGCCTGCCATGGACATGTGGGTGACTCAGCCCTCGTGGAAGGGCCGCCGGATGGGTGGGCAGATGGGCTTCGAGGTTCCCAAGCAGAGCGTCATCTACATCTCGGCTAATCACCCGAACGTGGACCGTGATGCCGATCGCCGTACCCTGTTCTGTGAGCTCTTCACCGAGCAGGTAGACATTTCGAGCAGGACTTTCGACCGCGTGATCAACGATGCATGGCTGAAGCGTCCCGAGGTGAGGGCTGACATCCTCTCGGCGGTCTGGTCGCTGGTGCGGCACTGGGACAAATCGGGCAGGCCTGCGGGCCCGCGCTCCCTTGCCTCCTTCGAGTCCTGGTCCCGGCTGGTTGGAGGGATCTGCCATGCGGCCGGTCTTCCCGATCCCCTCGATCGTTCTGAGTCGGTCGTGGCCGGTGATGATGAGACCAAGGACATGAAGACGCTGGTGCGCCTGCTGGCCCTCGAGCTCGTGGAGAAGATCCAGGCGGCCGAGTCGGATGATGAGCGCCCCCATGATGAGGAGGCAGCGAAGGCGGCCGAGTTTGAGTTTGATCGGGTGATCGAGCTCTGTGAGGCCAACGACCTCTTCGTAGACAAAATCGAGCGCCGTGATGAGAAGCTGACAAGGGCCAGCAGGATCAGCATGGGCAGGATCCTCGGTAACGAGGCCGGGCAGGTCTGGGCCGTCGACGGGGTGGGGCAGGTACGCTTCGGCCGCCGAGGATCGAAGAACTGGCGCAGCTTTGTGGTTGAGCTGGTGGAGGGGTAGGATAGCCGATAGTGAAAGGACAGGCCCTGTGTAAGGTTTAGGCCATGCACAGGGCCTTCCTATTGATCGGCATCATGTCGCTGCTCCTTCTCCACGTGTAGAGCGCCCTGGCTCACCCATCGATTCATTGCGGCCGTCCGGGCCTCCTCGAGGTCCGTGCGACTATCCCACTCGACTATCCCACTGAGGCCCGGGATAGGCCGCCTCGACTATCCCATTCCGCACCCAATCGCCTCATCGGGCCACGACCTGAGCCGCCGCGGCCGTCTCGACTTTCCCAGTATCAACGACATTCCCACAAGACTATCCCACTCTTAAATCATTGTTCTCCAAAGTCTTGGAGATTCACTGGGATAGTGAAGGAGGAAATAGGGTAGTAACTGATTTTATGAAATCGCCGTCGCTGACGGATTTCCCGAAATCGCTCGTCACATTCCCCGTCCCGTCCCGTTTTCCTTCAAAATCAAAGGAATCTTTTCTATTCCGTCCCCTACTATGTCGGTTGAGCGCACTCGACGCAGATTCTCGACAAGAACGCCGCTTTTTTTCCTGTCATTTTGACACGGCCCTAGGGGTATGGTCGAAAATCTACAGTTGAGCGGCCAGCCCCTCCGCCGTGGCATCCCTTCTGAGAAACTGAAGGAGTGGTCCGATCGGTATGGCGCCACGACCAGGACGGTACGCCGGTGGCTCGCCGATGGGGAGGAAGTCGGGGATCCGTGCCCTCTTGACGAGCCACTGGCTTTCAAGGAATGGTGGGCAAAGCACAAGACCTGGCGAGTGCCCGATTCCGTCCTCGAGGCCTGCAAGGATCTCGAGCCGAAAGCTCCAATGCCGGTGATGCCGGTCGAGTCTATCGATTTGTCAGAGTACAACCTCAACGAGGGTGCTGCTTTAGTGCAGGCCCGGGCCCTGGTGGCGGTGGTCTACTCCCAGCTAGAGCGTGCCTACCGACTCGGTGGGGAAGTCGATGGACTCCTCAAGAAACATGAGAAGGCACTGGACGCGCTGCGCAAGGCCGAGGCCTCGGAGCGCGAGGCGGCCAAGCAACGCGGCCTGCTGATCCGGCGGGACGTCGTCGAGAAGGACGCCTCTTCCGCGGTCAGGATGCTCAAGAGCATGCGAGAGAACATGGTCCGCATGGTGCTCGAACAGATTCCCGATGTGGCTGAGGAGTTGAAAGCCAAAGTCGTCACCGCGATCGAGCGGGTGCGCTCTCAGGAAGAACACATTTTCCGTAACCTCACCAATGTTTCAGAGCAACATCCTGCCTGAGGCTTTCGCCCGGGCCTTCCAGGAGCTGCCTCCCGAGAGCATCTGGGAATGGGCGGACACCAACGTCTGGCTTGTTTCAAAAGATGCTGCCGAGGCCGGTCCATACCGATCCGTCAAAACGCCATGGACCCGCCGGCTGCAAGAGGTTGCCCGGGAGCTGGTGATGCCCTGCTGGTCATGGGGCCGTGGCGAGTGGATCTGGGTACAGGTTGTTGAGTACACGGCCATGAAAGCCTCGCAGGCGGGACTCTCCGAAGCCGCGCTGAACATCATCCGGTGGCATTGTAAATACGATCCCTGCAACGTGCTCTACGGCATCGATACCCGTGAGGAGGCCAAGAACATCGTTGATCGCCTCATCCCGTCGCTTGCCGACATCGATCCGACGATCTTCACCGGAGATGACGATGACGTCGGCACCTACGTGGCGCGGCTCCGCGACATGGTGATTTGGTTCATCGGCTCATTCTCGACCGGCAAGTACGCCAACAAGCAGACACCGCTCCGCGTCCTGGATGAAATCGAAGAGCACGGGGCAAAGAATACCGTTCGCGAGATGGCCTCCCGTGGAAAGACCAGCGAGGACGGACTGCAGATTAACCTCTCCAAGCCCAAGCTTGCCAACGGACCGATTCATAAAGCCTACCAGCGCGGCAACCAAGAGCACTATTTCTTCCGCTGTCCGTCGTGCGGGCACGTGCAGTGGCCCTCCTTCTTCGAGCAGACGATCGAGACCGTCATGGATTTCCAGAACCTCCTCGAGGTCCGCCACCCATCCGGCCGCACCGTCCTGCTGCCGACGCCCTACCCGGAGGGACAGCGCCGCACCATCACCACCTCCCAGATCGTCTTCGACCACTGCCGCACCCCGCTCGGGGAATGGGACAAGCTCCGGATCCTCGACGAGTCCTACCTCTCCTGCTCCTCCTGCAAGCACCGGATCGACGAGCCGGCCAAGCGCTCCCTCATGCAGACGGCATGGTGGATGCCTACCTCGCACGGCTCGCCGGGCAGCATCAGCCAGCAGATCAGCGATCTCTTTTCCAGCGACCGCGCCTCCTCGATCGGCCACCTCGTGCTCGACTACTTGGACGCCAAGAAAGAAGGCGGCGACGGCATCGCCAAATTCTACAACCACCGCCTCGGCCTCCCATTTGCCAACGAGGTGAACACCACCAAGGAAGCCGACATCCTTGCCAATATCGCCGGTGCCAGCGAGGGCGACACCTGCCAGCCCTACCGCCGTGGAGTGGTCCCCTTTGTGCCGCGTGCGCTTGTGCTCGGAGCAGACGTCGGAGGGAACTACGCCAAGTGGTCGCTTGGCGCCGTCGGGGATAACCTCGAGGACGTGGCCATCATCGACTGGGGCGAGGAAATCGACCCCTCCTCCATCGCCGACATCATCAACTCCAAGACATGGCCCGGCCCCGACGGGAAGCCCTTCCGGATCAGCTGCGGCTTCATCGATGCGAAGTTCCGCAAGAGCGATGTCTACAAGGCCTGCCTCGCCGTTCCTGGTCGCCGCCTCATTCCGACGGCCGGACTCGGAGGAGCGGCCGCGCGCTCGGTGAAGGCATGGAGCTACCACCAGGTGCCGACCTACCAGCGGAACCTCAAGGAGCTCACCTACAACGACCGCGATGCCAAGGACACCCTCTACATCGCGGGTCTCAAGAAGCGCCGGTTCCGGATCTGGTTCCCGACCGATGTCGGACAGGATGCCGAGTTCGTGGCCGAGCTCTGTGCCGAGGAGCTCCTGCGCGACGAGGATGGCCGTACCCGGTGGAACGACCGCCCCGGGGCCAACCACTACGGAGACTGCGTCAAGGACATCATCACCGGCCTCCGCTTCCTCACCCGCAAGCAGCAGCTTGGAACCTCCCCTCAGCCGGTCTCAGAGGGATAGTGGCCTCCTTTGACACGCGGTCTTGCTTGCATGCCCTCCGCCGACGATTTTCAGCTTGCCATTGCGCATTACCGACTGCAGTTCCCGACCCTTGCCAGCCTTGGGGGAGGGGAGATTCCCGAAGACTGGAAGGCCGAGTACGACCGCGTCGCAAACGAGGGTCTCAGCGCCACGCTCATCACCTCGCTGAACTACGAGGGTGGCGGGCACAGTGGCATTCAGAACTTCGACCAGAAGATCCTCATCCGCGCCCTGCTAGCGCGTCGTGCCGAGTTGGACGCCTCCTTCGACGCCGTAGCCTTCGGCGCCCCGGCCATCGCCCCGCGTCGCCGCCTCGGAGTGCGCGTCTGGCTCTAGCCATCACCCGTTATGCCCAAGCCATCATCCTCCCGCGCCAAGGCCATCAAACAGCCCCGCCGCGTGCGCAATCCAGAGACAGCCACCGTCCGTGGGAAGGCCTCCATGGGAGACTTCTCCGGGGCTTTCGCCGCGGCGAAGCGCAGCGGCTACCGGGGCTTCTTCTACTTCCCGACTCTCGACTCCGCCAAGCAGATGCCCGTGGCAACCCGGGAGATCATCAATAAAAAGGCCAACTGGCTCTACAACAACGTCCCTGCCGTACGGGCCGTCGTGGATGGCCTCTCGCTCGACGAAGCGGACTCCGGGCTCTGGCCCCGCTGGATCACCAGCAACCCGGCCTTCAACAAGGCCGCCACGGACGCCTTCGATAACGAGTGCGGCGATCCCCGCTACTTCCACGCCGCCGGGCGCGAGAGCTTCTACAGTGCGCAGCTGTTGATCCGCCGGAGCATCCGACTCTACGGCGAGATATTCGCGCAGTTCCTCAGGCCGGTGATGGCGACGCTGCCACCGTTCTGCCACTTCGTGAACACCTGGCAGTGCGCCAACGCCAAGACCGATCGGCCTCAGGACAAGTGGAACGACGGCATCATGGCAGACCGCTTCGGCAGGCCCATCCAGTACCGCTTCTTGAAGAACGACGAGGGGACCGCATGGGATGATGTGAATGCCGAGGACGTCCTCCACCTCCACGACCAGTTCTGGAATGGCCAGCAGCGCGGCATGAGCGGACTGGCCTGTGTCGCCTCCCGGCTCTTCAGCATGGACGACATCGAGCGGGCCGAGATCAGCGGCACCCTCATGCGGACCCGACTGGCCTACGCCATCACCAAGAAAGAGGACGGCGATGGACTTGCCCCGCTACTGCCGGGGGCCGATGCCGTCGAGATCGACTCACCGGCCGGTGGGAAGATGATCGTCCAGAAGATCACCTCCCTCGACGAGAGCGAAGTCGACGTGGCCGATCTCCCCGCCGGACAGGACATGAAGGTGATCGAGAGTAACCGCGCCTCCTCGACCACCGACTTCCTGCAGCACATGTTGCGCGGCTTCGCCCAGGCCACGCTCTATCCCGAGGAATACGTCTTCGGGCTGGCCGGGCTCGGACAGGGCACACTCGTGCGTCTTGTTCAGAAAAGGGTGCAGCGCATCAAGAACACCATCCGCCAGTTCCAGCTGCGCGACCAGTTCTGCAAGCGCTGGGTCACATACTGGACCTGGCAGCGCATCGCCTCCGGCCGGTTCGACGACGTCGAGGGCGGGATCCCCGCCGACTGGTGGAAGGTCAAGATCATCATGCCTGCCGACGACACCGTCGACGTCGCCCGTGAGGGAAAGCTCTACGACCAGCGACTGGCCGACGGGAATATGTCCCGGAGCGACTACCACGGCATGCAGGGCCGGGATGCCGAGGATGTCGAAGACGAAGTCATTGCTGAGAAAGTCCGCTTCGCCTCCAAGCTCAAGGCCGCCATGGACGCGCACCCTGAGCTGGCCAGCCTCATCCGCGAGCAGTTTTCCGGAAAGACCGCCGCCATCACCGATCCGGCTGATCCTTCCCCAGCTTCCATCTCCTAGCTCCCATTTCCCATGACGACCTCCAGCCCCTCCCTCCATCTCCTCACCCGACTCATGGCCCAGCCCTGGGCGATCCGGAGGGATGCCCTGCGGATGTTCACCCGCCTGACCCTGAGCGGCGAGCAGATCAAGGCCCGCGCCGATGTGGGGCGCCCGGAGCTCAAGCCCCGTGCCGGCTACGCCCCGGTGAATGAAGAGGGCTGCTGCGCCTGCGACGAGCTGCCCGACATCCCGGCTTTGCCCGAGGGGTGCAAGGTCATCCTCCCCTGGGGAGTGCTCGGCCGAGCGTGGAGCGAGTGCGAGAAGTGGTACATGGATCCCGTCGACGTCGATGAGATCATCGGCGAGATCGAGCAGAGCCCCGAGGGATCGACCGTCATCCTCTGGTTCCGCTCCCCGGGCGGCATCATCACCGGCATCCCCGAGGCCGCCGGACAGCTCCGCCAGCTGGGGAAGACCCGCCGCCTCATCGCCTTCACCGACGACAGCTGCTGCAGCGCCGCCTACTGGCTGGCAGCGCAGTGCTCCGAGATCCATGCCACCCCGACGGCCGACGTCGGCAGCATCGGCGTCTATGTCGCGCTCTACGACTACACCGAGTACATGAGCAAGATGGGCGTCAGCCTCGAGCTCTTCAAGGCCGGGACCATGAAGGCCATGGGCCTCGAGGGGAATCCCCTCAGCCCCGAGGAGTCAGCCTGGATCCAGTCACGGGTCGACGAGGACTACCGCAGCTTCACCTCCGACGTCACCCGCAACCGCGCCATTGAGAGCGCCACCATGCAGGGGCAGAGCTTCCGGGGCAAGGGAGCGCTTGCCGCCAATCTCATCGACGCGCAGTGGCCATCCGCCTCCGCATTCTTCGCGGCCTTGGGGAAGGGAAAAATCTAAGCCAGGGAAGACAACCGGTAAGTCGCCTCCCTCATAAGGAGGAGATAGTGGGTTCGATTCCCACCCCTGCCACCAGTTACCGCCCCTTCTTCTACACGTGTAGAAGAAGGGGTTTTTTCTGGGCCTTGTTTGTCTGCCGATGGCTATCCCGGCCGTTGCTTCGCATCCGTTACGGCGACCCTCGACTGCCTTGTCGATTTGACGGCAGTCGCCTCCCGGCGACCGGTGCCGCCCTGCGCTTTGCTTGGGCTGCCTTCGGCAGTCTTACGCGGCCGTTCCCACGGCCTTGTTTGACAAGGCCGCTTTGACGCACACCAAAACCACATGAACAAACACCTTCTCCGTTCCCTGCTTTTCCTCTCCAAGGACGATCACGCTGGCGGCGCCGCCGCACCCCAGGACACTCCTCCCGCCGGTGAGTCTGTCGTCCCTCCCGCTGGCGAGCCCGCCGGAGAGCCCTCCCATCAGGAAGAGGCCCCCCGCACACTCAAGGCCGCGACGGCCAAGCTCGATGAGATCCGTGCCTCCCATGCCGAGCTGACCGGCCGCGTTGCCCAGCTGACTGGCGAGCGCGACCAGATCAAGGGCCAGTTCGAGGCCGCCGTCACCGAGGCCACCGGATTCAAGAACGAGCTGGCCACCGTTCGCGGCGAGCTTGAGGCCGAGAAACTGGCCCGCACCGAGGCCTCCGAGAAGGCCGCGCGAGCCGAGGAGAATGTCACCCGCCTCGAGCAGCTCTGCGCGATCCGCGGGGTGGATCCGAAGGCCGCCGTCTCCGCCGGAGCCGGAGAGCCCAGCGCTGCCGCCGGGCTCGATCCCTACGCCGCCTACCTCGCCGCCGTCGAGGCGGGAGACAAGAAGGAGGCACAGCGCATATACGCCGAGCACAAGAGCGCCATCTTCGCGGCCCGCGCCGGGCGCAAATAATTTCCAAGAGCAATCCAGCTTTAGGAAAGCCAAGCACCCCAACCCCAACCTAACCCACTACCATGCCCAACAGCATCGATGCAGGACTGGTGGCCAATGCCATCAGCGATCGCGCTCAGAAAACCTTGGCTAACCGCCTCGCTCCTCTGAGCCTCTTCTCCACCGACTTCTCTGCCGCCGTAAAGAAGGCCAAGGAGACCGTCAGCGTCCGTCTCGTCACGTCCGGATCCGCCACCCAGAAAAACCCGACCACCTTCAACTCCATCGGTGGAAGCACCGTGGGGAAAACCGAGGTCGCGCTTGACCACATTTACCAGCCTTTCGGCGTGGAGCTTTCCGACCTCCAGAACGGTCACAAGCTCGAGGACCTCATCGACACCAACCTCGATGCGCTCGCCGACGAGATCTGGAAGACCGTGACCGCCCCGATCACCGTCGCCAACTTCGGCGCGGCGGTCCTTACTCCGGCCACGACCACGACCAAGCTTGCCGACGGCGAGCTGGCCAAGCTCTGGGCATCGGTCAGCAAGAGCACACGCAAGGGTCTGGTGGTCTCCTCGACCATCTACTCCAACCTCATCCCGACCAGCACCACCTCGCTCAAGCTTGAGGCCGGTTCCTACGGCTTCGACCAGGGCATCTACTATGCCAATCAGTTCGCAGGTCAGACCCGCCTGGTCGGATTTGCCTGCGACCGCTCTGCGGTTGGTATTGCCGCCGCCTCGCCGACCTTGGACCACATCCGCGGCCAGATGCTCGTCAGCGACGTGGTGATGCTCGAGCAGCTCGGACTGAACGTTTACTACAACGTTTGGGCCGATACCGTCAGCCGCTCCATCATTGCGAGTGCCGAGCTCATGCTTGGTGCCGCCAAGGGCATTACTTCCGGCACGATGGGACTCATCGTGGCCGCCGCCTAAGCTACCCTCCTGACACCGGGCTCCGCGACAGCGGGGCCCGGACAGGGAGGCAAGCACTTTGCTCATGCGCCCCGAGAAGGCCCCGCTGAGGTTCTGGTTCCTCGCGGGGCCTTCTTCATTCTTTTCCCAGCTCCCGATGCTCCACGTTCTGGCCCTCGACTCTCCTTCAGCCTTTAGCCTTTAGCCTTTCACCTTTTCTTCCCATGAGCCTCCTCCGAGAGAACCTGCGCTCCTTCGCCCGGCGGGGTGCCGCCCTACGCCTGGAAGCCTACGGCCACCCCTGCGTCTACGAGGGGATCCGATTCCGCGCGACCAAGCCTCCCACCCGGGACGCCAAGACCCTGCGCGATGGCGGATTCACGATCGAGTCCGACACGACCATCCGTTTCAGCAAGAGTGCGCTCCGGGTCATTCCTCGTTCCGGGAGCCTCATCACCGTGGATGGCGAGCAGTTCATCATCGTTGAGGTCAAGGACATCACCGACCCGCACCCCGAGTGGTTGCTATCTCTTGAGCTACCCTAGACATGAATCCTCTCTCCATTGAATCCGCTCTGAAGTCCGCGCTGGGCGCATCGGCCTTCCCGACCACCGCCATCTATTGCGGGACCAGCTACCAGGAAATGGAGCCGGGCAGACTGGCCCTCATCGTCTCTGTGGTCTCGGTTGACCATGTGGCTGGGAATCTCTGGAAGGCCCCCGTGACCATCCGTGTTGTCTCCCCGGCCCTGTTGGGAGCTTCCGCGCTATACGATCTCGATGCCGTGCTCGATGGCTTGGCAACCGCCCTGACCTCCACCTCTCTTACAGCCAACTGGCCAAGCGTCAGCGGCACTCCGGCATTCTGCGGAGTCTGGTCAACTGGAACCAAGACAAGCCAGGACGCGAACTCATGGGTCGCTGAGGTCGAGGCCGTGCTCGGCGTCTCGGAGTCCGTTTGACATCTCCAACACTTCCATGAGCGAGAAGCCCAACCCCCTCATCCTCGAGAAGGATGTCGTGAAATCACCCGCCCCTGCTCCCGAACCCCAGCCCTCCAAGTAATATGCCTGCCATCGGAATCTCCACAGCTTTTCAGTCACTCATCTCCGCGCCCACTGGCTGCGTCATCACTGAGGTGACTCAGGACGAGTCCAAGGAGATCAAGACGATCAGGGACTCGAGCGGAGTTACCAAGCAGGTCGGAGTGCTTCCGTTCACCGAGACCAAGATCTCGGTCAAGGGCAAGGGTGCTCCTGCGCTCACGCTTGTGGCTGCCAATGCCAATGTCACCTCCGGCACAGCGGTCGTCACCTCCGTCTCCGTGGATGAGTCCAACGAGGATTTCCCCGACTTCAGCCTTGAGGCCATGAAGTGGAGCTAAGAGCAACCCACCACCCCTAACCGACCACCCACCATGCCAGCCGTCACCGCCGCCATCGGAATCTCTTCCTTCACCTCCGGCACCATCTCCAAGGTCACCACATCGCGCAAGGTCGAGACCAAGGTACTGAAGGATCGTGTCGGAGCCTTCTCTGCCGCTGCCTTAATTGACCCGACCGGAGAGTTCTCCGTGGAGGGATCGGGCGATTACCCTTCGATCACGCTAGGAGTGGCCTCCTCGAACATCCCCTCCACCATCTCGGGAGGGATCATCGTCATCGATTCCTTCAGCAAGACCGAGAAGAACGACGACTTCGCCTCGTGGAAGTATAGCGGGAAGCAGTTCCCCGCAGCCACGGCCTAACAGCCATCACGCCACTAACAGTCTCGAATAAACCGATGAATACCAACGAAAAGCTCTCCGTGCTGGTCGATCACCAGCACCCACTCTCCTCTGCCAATACCCACGCCGTCGCGGCGGCACTCACCTCGGGCGGCTCCCTCGGTGAGAATGGCTACCTCGACACCATCGAGCAGGGGTCTGACGGCAAGCCCCGGCGCACGGTTGTCTGGTTGCTCAAGGATGCCGAGATCGAGTTTCGCGCCTTCTCGGGGGAGAAGGTCAGTCAGGCCGAGTTCCTGAAGCGATACCAGGACAGGGAATGGATCGCGGGGAATCCCGACCACCCCATCAGCTTCATGAAGTGCCTCATGGAGAACGTCAACTCGCTCCGCGATCAGATCAAGAATGCCTCCCCGACGATCAAGGTCACCCGTGGAGGCCGTGCCGCCTACATCCCGGCGAATGCCACCGAGGCCGAGCGGCAGAAGCTCATTGCCAAGCTGTAATGTTATGAGCGAGGAAACACTCAACGAACGCCTCTACGCCGAGGAGCCTATCATCGCCGGGGTGAAGGTTCGCCCCTACTCGAACCGGATCAAGCTGAAGCTCTCTCGCATCCTGCGTTGGCTCGACATCGACGATGCCGATCGGAATGAGGAGATCCTTTTTGCCTTCATCTACCTGCTCGCCGCCCCGATTGAGCGGGTGGCTCTCAATACCCTGAACAAGTCAGCCTACCTTGTGGACAAGGATGCCTTCCTCGAGGGGGTGAGTGACGACGACCTGAAGGCCGCAGCCGATTGGTTCGTAGTCGTCACGGGGCTGGAGAAGGAGACGGCTGTCGAGGTCATTCCGAAGCCCTCATCTTCTTCCTCGGAGACCGCACCCCCAAACTAATCGAGCCTCCTTCCCTTGCGGCCTTGGTCTTCACCTTGGCGAAGGAAGGGGGCTTCAGTGAGGAGGCGATTCTGGAGATGCCTGTCTACCGGGTGAATGCCTACTACCACGCCGCGCTGCGCTCTCACGATGTCTGGACGGTGAGGGAGTCGGCCCCTGCCGATGTCCAGATCGGCGAGTTGCTGGCCTTTGCGGCAGTTGACACGGGGGAGGATGAACCTATTTGAGAAGTTTTGAGGCCAGCCATTTCCCTCGGGAGATGCTCCCCCTCATGGCATCCAGCCTCTCCCACATCTCTCTCGGCATGGATAGAGATCCAGTCACTGAGACACGGCCTTTTCCACTTCCCTTCTTACGGCCTGCCCCCGGCCTCCATCCTCCGCGCTTAGATGTCTGATTCATCTCGGATTCCTTGGAAGACAGGGAAGCGTGGAGCGGATTTCATCCCCCGCGATTGGTAACTGAAGCGAAGGATCTTCCCGCGCATTGATTCTCTCCGATTCCAGAACTCCCCACGCTGGCGGTCGGAGAGTCCCGTCCCGACATGGAAGCGGATGGACGGATCACTCAGGAGCCTCACGGAGAATGCTCCAAGGCGGTCAGGCGTGAAGAGATCCGTTCGTTCTGGCTCAAATCCCACGATCTCGGCTTCCGCATCCTCTTGGGGCTTCAGCTTCATCATCAACCCCTCTTCGGAGGTGGAGCGTCCCGTCTTGTAGATGCCATCAGGACGGCGAAGGACAAGGCCCTCGTGTCCATCCGCCAGCGCATGAGCCATCAGGTCATCAAGTTGCGTGATGCACACGATGGTCGTCTGCTCGATTCGATGCACACGGCCCCCAAGGTTGAGCGATGAGAGAAGGTCATCCAGTCGGGCGATTCTCTCGCAGAATGGAGTCGAGAAGGGGGCGGCACTCTTCGGGTCGATATAGTCGAAGAGGGCGAAGAGGAAATCGGGCTTCCCGTTTCGGCTCATAATCGCGGAAGAGGTTCCATGAAAATCCTCCCCCCGGACGACAAGCTCCCCATCGAAGCCGATAGGACAGTTCTCCTCCAGCCATCGGCGTGTGGCCACATTCGGGATCGGGCGCATCGTTCTGGTGACGGCTGCGGGTCGTCCTTCGCGCTCCACGATCAGGCATCTGATCCCGTCATATTTTGCGGAGGCCAGAAAGGGCAATTCCACCCCGGCGAAGATATGGAAATTCGCCGCCAGCATCGGCTCTGATATGGAGAAGTTCATGGGTTAAAGATCCCATGAAAAAGGGTTTTTGTAAATAATAGAAATCAAATGATTTCCAGCTTTGACAGGGGGTTGAAAGAGGTATGGCCACGCCAAAAGTTCAGATTGACGACAAAAAGCTTCAAAAACGACTTTTGAAGTATAAGGAGGCTACTGGTAAATGCGTGGCCTCTACCCTTCGCCGGAGTGCCAGACTCATGGCTGTCAACCTAGCTTACTCCGTCCCCCCTTATGGCCGGAACAATGAAGCAAAGAAAAAGGGGGAGATTGCCACTCAAAACGATATTCTCCGAGTCTATACGCCTGCGGCCCCGATTAAAACTCTTCACGGCAGAACAAAGCAAAGTCTAAGGGAAGTTGTTAAAAGGGTTATTGTCAGGGACTTTGAACTCCGCGATGCCATCATTGCCGCGATAGATGGTGGAAACAGGATTCAGAATCGTAGAAAAGAGCAGAAGCGGATAACCAAGAAGACTTCAAGACTCGGGATGTCGGCCCTTCAGGATTTGCTGTCATCATCCGAGGGGTTCTCAAATCTAAAGGTTGATCCAACTGTCGATAGATCTATCCACAAGCGAACTCGCAATGACTATGGACGGGTTCGTAAGAACTGGCAGACACGCATCGTCGTCTACAAATCCAACGATCTGGAGAAATACATCAAGGAGAAACAGAAGCTAGTGGGGCTGACCAAGGCCGCATGGGCGGCCTGTGCCATCTCTGTCAAGGCTGATGTGCAGGATGCGCTTCGCGGCATTCCTGCGTGGGTTAAGCGGCATGCATCAGCCGTTCCTCACTCGGTAAGTGATAATGCCACCAATGATCTACCCAAGATCACATTGGTAAATAGGCTCCCATGGGCTGACAAAGCTCTTCGTCCTACGGATCACAAGGAAGCCATCAGGATCTCCCGCCAGAAGTTTTACCGATCTCTAGGAAAAGAAATTAAGGAAGCCCTGAAAAAAGCGTCGGCACCATTTTGATCGGCGGCTGATCAAGCCTGTTTGACAGCACGGGAGCTATAGCATGAGCGACGTATCTGTCAGCATTGGCGTAACGGGGAAAGATGCCGTCCTAGGGGCCTTTTCCCAAGTCGGTGCCGCCGCCAAGAAACTCGGATCCATCGGCCTCGGGGCCATCAATACCGCCGCGATGGCCGGAGCGGCTGCATCCATTGCCGCTATCGGGGCTTCTATGGCCGGGATGAAAGGTGCCCTTGATCTCGGGAGTGAGATGGTCGATCTCTCGAATCGGACTGGCGTCGCCGTCGAGTCACTTTACGGCCTGCGGCTCGCGTTCAAGGATGCCGGGGTCGATGCCGAGAAGCTCGGCCCAGCGGTGAATAAAATGCAGAAGTCCCTAGCTTCGGCGGTCGGAGGGGGCAAGGAGGCCGACGTGATGAAGTCCCTCGGCCTCGACCCTCAGAGCCTAGCCTCGATGGATTCCGGCCAAGCCTTCGCCCAGATCGGGAATGCCATCTCACAGCTTCCCAATAGTGTGGAGAGGTCGGCAGCGGCCATGGCCCTCTTTGGTAAGAGCGGCGGCGAATTGCTTCAGGTCTTCATGGACCCGAATTTCAAGGAGGCCGGGAATATCTCCGAGACCGCCCGATTACTGGGGGAGAATGCCGGCATCTTCGACAAGGCGAGCGACTCGCTGGGTCGCGTCGGCCCCAAGTTGCAGGGACTCTTCGTCGGCATGGCCAGCGGCATGACCGGCCTCTTGGACACACTGGCAAATGGGATCGACAGCATCGACCTCGCCGGGATTGGACAGAAGCTCGGCAATCTCATCGGGAACTTCTCCACGGATTTCTCCGGCGAGTGGAGCAAGGTCGTCCAGTTCATCGGTGACACCATCGGCCTCGTCTTCAGCAAGGAGGGCATCTCAGTTATTCTCGATTCCTTCTACTACATCGGATCTCAGATCAGGGATTTCCTTATCAGGACTTTCAAGACACCCCTCGACTACTTGGAGGCCGGACTCCAGAAGGCCGTCGAGTCGGCAATGGAGATGGTTGGGAAGATCCCAGTCCTTGGCGAGAAGCTCGGCCTGAAAGGGTTCAAGGCGACATCCTTTGACCAGATCCTTGGGGAAGTCCAGAGCCGTGGCAATGGCCTGACCAATCTCAGCGCGGAGGATGCCGGGAACAAGGCCGCTCTCGGCTCAAGCCTCAAAGAACGCATCGGCGTTCTTTCGGATCAGCTCAAGGAGAGCCTGGCCCCCGTGGTGACAGCGACCGATGCGACAAAGGCTACCAACGCCAAGGCGACCGCCGATAACGCAAGCCGAGTCATGGGGCAGAGCACCTTCAATGGGGCCGAGATCGGCCAGGTAGCCAAGCAGTCCATCTTCGCCGACACCCTTGCCAAGATCGGAGGCGGCGGCATCTCAGTCGGCGGGGGGAGCAACCCCATCCTCGAGGAGAACAAGAGGCAGACCAGCCTCCTGCAATCGATCAACCAGAATTTGGCCAAGGGCATGATGTCGCCCGTCATGGCCGAGTTCGCGCCTGCCTACTAACCCCCGACCATCGCACGATCATGCCAGCCGAAACCACAGTCTCCACCTCATCGAAGTGGTCATCCAACCTTGGGCGATTCATCACCACGACCACCGTCGAGAGCCTGAGTGCATTTCCAGAGGTCCCGAGCGGCTCTTTCAACGTCACCAAGAGTTTCGCCGAGGGGGTCTATCGCCTCACCTACGATTCTGACGGCGACACGACAGGCGGCGGTGGAGGCGGCGGCGGCGGTGGTTCCTCACAGACTTGGAACTACGAAATCCACACGACCACCTCGAGCGAACCGCTGAAGAGCTTCTGGAAATTTGCATCAGGACAACCTTGGGCCTTGGATGCGAATGCACATAAGATCATCCAGAATTGCGAGAATGGAACCGAGAGTTGGAGTAAATACACTGATCCGGCTGCTGGCTCCACAGGGCTGGCCGCCTACGCCCGTCTGATCCTCAAGGGGCAGGACTCGGTGCTGAAGCCATCGATCACCCTCTCCATCACCGCCGATCAGACAACTCTGCCCAGCATGAGTGAGATCGGGAAGATCGCCACGGGTCTCACCAATGCACCCGCACTGCCCAGCGGGGGGAACTGGATGCTCACCGGAATGAATGCCGTTGCTTTGATCGACGGGAAGTGGCGCGTGACCCAAGAGTATCGGGCCAGCGGACAGGGTGGGTGGGAGCCGACGGTCTACGGAACAGCCAACTAGTCATGTCCCGTTGCCCACGGCTTCAGAGTGGAGGAGAGCTGACTCCTGCCGCATGGGATCGCTTCGCCGTGTGGCTGGATGCCGAGCTTCGCGCTCGGGAGATCCAGCCGGGTGTCGGCTACAGCTACACCGCATCACGCGGTGGGTTCTCACTCTCGATCAATGGAGGTGGATCGTCTAAGCCTGCTCTTCAGCCCTTCGACATCCAGCTTTCATCCGCCACCAGCGGTGACCAGGCGACCATCGTCCCCGGCTTGGTGGCTGGCATTATCCCGTCGAATATCTTTACCGAGTTCACAATCAACGACACACTCACCTATTTCATCTGCAAGTTAAGCACGGATGGAACCAAGATTACGGCGGCAGAAATCCTTACAGATTCAAACCCTCCTTCGCCCCCAACTCTCATCCCATCGGCATTGCCTTCAGAGGTGAAGTTTGTCTTTGGCCTTACCAAGGACGGGAAAGCGTTTCGGACGATTGGCAATGGCAATCCCGTGGTTAGTTCATCGCTGGCGATCCAGACCGACAAGTTAACGACACCTCCCGTAGGCGTTCCTGGAGTTGATCGCTGGTACAACCTGATCGTGTCATGATTAGCGTTGCTGGCCCTCCCATGTTTGTTGGAGAGGTTTATACCGACTGGGGTATACAAATATATCAGTTAGTCAACACGATGGTAGAGACACTTACCTATAACTCCAGCGAGACAACGACTACCGAGGGAAATTATTCGGTTTGGACAACTTCCACAAATTCAGCTTCAGAAATTACAGTTGCAACCTCCAACTCTTCATATGAACGAGTGACGACCTTAGCTTCTACTTACGTCTCAAGGACACAGGTGGGCATTAGCACCACAACCCAGATGGGTTTTGATTGGTATTATCCAGATGGAACATTTGCTAAGACGATCCCTGCTTACACCGACTTTGAAACAAGCGAAACTGGAGAGAACCAACCGATTGTCAGCTATTACGCAGGTTTTGGGGAGGTTCTGGCAATTATTTCGTCCCCTTCGTGGATACAGCTAAGCGAATGCTTCACAAC